CTCACGTATTAGACAAGCAAGAAGAAGGTGGAAGTGCTAAATGTTAACACCACAACGTAAAAAATCACAAGAATTAACAGAGAAACAAGAGAATTTTCTTGACGCATACTTTGCGGAAGGAGAAAAAACCTTTGGGAATATAACCCAAAGTCTATTGCAAGCAGGCTATTCGGAGTCCTCAAGGTCTTCAGTATCGAAAGCTATGCGACCTCACATAATAGACAGAGCAAAAGGATTGTTAGCAACGACAACAGCCAATGCAGTAGGACAGATAAAGGATGCTTTATCAGGAAGTACAGAAGAACCAATAGCTAGACAGAAATTAAGGTTTGAAGCAGCAACAGACATACTTGATAGATGCGGTATATCCAAAAGACAAGAGGTAGTAACAGAGAATAAGCATATACATGCTGTTGTTTTGTTACCTGCAAAAAAAGCAGAAGCATTAGATTTATCAGATATAGAGGCTGAAGAACTTGGACACTCCTAAAAAAGGAAGACCTAAACTTAAAGAAGGCGAGAAAGGTCGATACAGAGTGTCTGCTAAGGTAAAAGCTCGTAGAGCTGCCCTAGCCCAGTTGAAGTATAGAGACAAGAAGATAGCAAAACATAAGAACCAACTATCGAGGCAGAGACAATTAAAGAAAGAGAAAGTAGAGAAGTTCAAGCACTTGGAGAAAGCAGTGGAGGGAAAAGCTGCAATGACGGAAGACGTGCTTGCATCTGCACCGAAACAGTTCCAGGAGTTTGTAGCAGAACAGGAAGTGGCGTTCAAACCGAACCCAGGTCCGCAGATGGAGTTCTTAGCAGCACCTGAACGTGATGTTCTTTATGGTGGTGCAGCAGGTGGCGGTAAGTCTTATGCCCTACTTGCAGACGCTTTAAGGTATGCTCATAATGCAAATCATAGGGGATTGCTCCTAAGAAGGACATTGGGCGAACTAACAGAGCTGATAGACAAAAGTAGGCAATTATATAAGAAAGCTTTCCCAGAGGCTATTTTTAGAGAAAGTAAATCGACTTGGGTATTCCCTTCAGGGGCTACGATTTTATTTTCATATTTAGACAGAGATACAGATGTTACAAGATATCAAGGACAAAGTTTTAACTGGATTGCAATCGATGAAATCACGCATTACCCAACTCCTTACGTATGGGAGTACCTTCGTTCAAGACTCCGTACAACGGATCAAAGCATTGTACCGTACATGCGTTGCACAGCTAACCCAGGTGGAATGGGCGGTTGGTGGGTTAAAAAGATGTATATTGATGCTGCCGAGCCAAACACGCCTTTTTGGGCTAAAGATGTTGAACAAGGTACTATCCTCAGATACGGAGCCTCAGCCCAAGAAAAAGCAGGAAAGCCCCTCTTCCAAAGAAGATTCATCCCTGCAAGACTAACGGATAACCCTTACCTTATAGCTTCAGGGGAATATGAGGCTATGTTGTACTCTCTACCAGAAGTGGAGAGGAGAAGACTACTAGAAGGAGATTGGGATGTTACAGATGGTGCAGCGTTTGCTGAGTTTGATCGTTCAGTACATGTTGTTGATCCCTTTGAGATTCCTAGGTCTTGGGCTCGTATTAGGGCTGCAGACTATGGTTACTCTAGTCCTTCTTGTGTTTTATGGGGGGCTGTCGATTATGACGGTAATCTATGGATATATAGAGAGCTTTACGGAAAAGGCTATACAGGAGAAGGATTAGCCGAAAGGATTATGGAACTAGAATATGATGATCCTACTATGCAGACTGCCGTATTAGACGAATCTTGCTTTAGTAGAACAGGTCACGGTCTAAGTATAGCAGAGTCCATGAACAGATTTAACCTAAGATGGATGGCATCAAATAGAAATAGGTTAGCAGGAAAGATAGAATTGCATAAACGTTTAGGTATGAACGATATGGGAGAACCTAGACTAAGAGTATTTAATCACTGTAGTCAGTTGATAAGAACACTACCTACACTACCTCTAAGTAAAACAAACCCAGAGGATGTAGATACAAAAGCAGAGGATCATGCTTACGATGCTTTAAGATATATGTGCATGACAAGATTAGTTAACAGCCCATACTATCATCCTAGGTTTAGAAAACCAAAAGAGTTTGATAGATATGAGGTACAAGACCCTGTATTCGGATATTAGATGGCAACTAAAACTTATGGATATGAAACAATTACGTGGTCTAACTCAGACCAAAGCGATTGGGCTCCTTTGCAAAAAAAGCAATATAAAGCTATGAAAAAGAATATAGCAAGTTTACCTAAGTCTAATGTAGTTGAATCAGGTATGAATATGATAAGTGTTTCTAAAAAAAATGCTAGAGACTTTATAAGTGTTAATGCTGTTTTAGATGAATTAAAAAACGTTGGAGATGATTATCATCTTTTAATGAAAATGCAATTACATACAGGGGCTAGAATAGGCGATCTTAGTTCTTTAAAACTAAAAGAAATAGATTTTGAAAAAGGTTTAATATATATAGAAAGAGGTAAAGGTGAAGGAGGTTTAGGTAAAAAGAAAAGAATAGTTCCTATGTCTAAGACTATGAAAAAAGATTTACAAGAATTAGTAAAGTTAAAAAAATTAAAACCTAACTCTTTGTTGTTTCCTTCACCTACTGACATAGCAAAACCTGTGTCTGATAATGTAGTTCTAGCTAGATTAAATAAAGTACTAGAAAAAAGAGGACCTGATGGTGAGACTTTATTTGATTATAAAGCATGGAACAGAGAAAAAACTCATAAATTTAGAAAGGCTTGGGCTACCATGGCTATACAAGCAGGTCTTGATTCTAAATATGTTCAAGAAATATTAGGTCACAAGGATAACTTAATGAAAGTATTTTATGCTGCGGATGCTCTTGATCCTAATAGTAATATTGTAAAACAATTTGATATACTTGCTGAACAGGCTGATATACTAGATACACATTTAGATTTTCAAAGACAGTTTTATGAGTATGATAGAACGTATCAAAAACATAAAGAAATAACTCAGAATATAAAGTTAATAGATAAAAAGAAACAAATTGTAAATAAAAAAATAGTAGAACAAAATATTAAACAAATAGATTTAAAGTCAGATGAAGAGATTTCTAAGTTTACAAAAACAAGTAGGTACAAACAGTCAGGTAAAAGTTTTAATCAAAAGTTTGCTCCTAGTGTAGATATACTGCCTGTAGATGCTCAAGTTGACAGGTTAAGGCAAATAGAATTAGGTGTATCTACTGACAAATTAGATATAAAAGTACCTAAAGGCACTGAAGAACCTACTATAGGAGACTTTCCAGACTACTCTACAAAAGAAAAAATAGATAGGGCTAGAATGGGAGACTGGAAAACAGCACCAATAGCTCAAGCTGTGTTTGATAAAAAACAAACAGACGCTATTGACAGTATGTATGATAAAGAATCTGAAACAAAAATTAAGAAAAATATAATTTTAGATGAAAATAATGCAACAAGAGCTGTAGCAGAATCTATAGATGCTTTAGATTTTAACAGGTATAATGGTAATGTTAAAACTATGTTAACAAATCTAATGGATGAAGCAGCTATATATAAATATAATCCAGGAAATATGCTAGATTGGGATTCTAGTAGTTGGGATAATAACAGTAAAGGTTTGTCTGAAATATTTTCAGGAACAAAATACTTAGGTAATAAAGGGGCAGAACTAAAATTAGATAGTAAAGTTGTAAATGACATATTTCTTAATTTAGAAGAAGTTTCTAGATTTGATTACTTAACAAAAAGAATAGTAGACCAATTAGACTATCTGCAATACCCACCTAACGTTGCTGCATCAGGTGCAGAAAGATTTAAATATCAAAAAGTAATGATTGAAGATGCCCTAGACAACTTTTTAAAAACTAACCAAGGTGAAAAGTTTTCTGTAGGGTATTCTAATTTATTAGGTAAAGATTTAAATATAAGAGAAATAGTAGATAGAATTGCTGTATCTATTCAGCCTATAGGCGATAGTAAAGATTTTAGTCATATTAGTAAAGACTATCTTAAGTCAGTAATTGAAAATAACCCAGAAGCTTTTCCAGAAGTTAGTGATAAATTAAAAAGAATATATCCAGAAGAAGTATTAAATAGAATGAGACTTGAACCTTACTTACAATTTTTTAATGAACAAGGTCTTATAGATGATGTAGTTTATTTTTCTGAAAAAGAATTATTA